CGCTGCTTCACAGCGTTCTTGGCATCGGAGATGTCAGAGATGATGGACTTGCCGAGCTGCTTGAATGCGTTGAGAGTAGCCATGATGTGTATCTCCAGGGTTGATTGGTTCACATGGCGATAAAGCGCCGGCCTCCTGGCCGACGCTCTTGGTTATACGTCGCTTTCGACGATCTTCGCAGTTGCCTTGACCTGACGCATGATCTCGCCAACCGCGACGATCAGAGCCTGAGTATCCAACTGAACAGCGAGCTGATCAGCGTGGTAGCTGTAGACGATGTTGTCGTTGTCGTCGGTGACTTCAACGTGAATGCTAGGGGACTGGACGCTGAGTTTCATGGTTATTCTCCGAAGGTGTTAGTGATTGCCCAGCCGCTGAGCCACCAAGCCATTGCGATGCTCAGAGCGACGAAGATGACCATCCACCAGCCGAAGGCTATGTAGAAGGCATACAGCGACGCAGCGCTGAGTGTGACGTAGCCGATTGCGAACAGCATGATGCCGAGATTCAGCATGATGAAGTGACGCAGTAGGCGCAGGCCGCGAGCAGCCGTGTTGATGAGCTTGTTCATACTGAGACCTCGATGTATTCGTTGATGGCAAGGATGAAGCGGCAGCCTTGGACTGTGAGTACCAAGGCTTCGATGGTTACAACCACGCCGTTGAGTGGCTGACGTACTGTGATGGTCTCAAGCATGGAGAGTTACCTCGATGATCTCGATGTATGTGTTGTCACTGAACAGTAAGACGAAGCCGTCTCGTGTTTTAATCTTGATCTGAGTGATCATGTGCTAGCTCCTGTGCTAGTGAAGGACACAGGAGAGTAGGGGGTTGCGCTCCGCGCAACGCTTTTGGGTGGGGGGTGGTAAGAATCCTTTTTGCCCTGACACGAAACGAAACCGAACCAAGGGCTGGGTTTCTGGGTCAGGGGGAGGGTAGTGTCTAAGCACCTTGTCTACTAAGTTCCACAGAAATGCAGTATTCTGTTACTCAGAAACTCACAAAATTTTATATAAAATTTCCTAGTACCTTGTTACCTAGAAACTCACAGGAAAACTTCTAATGGCAACGAGACCGACAACCCCGCGTATTAAATTCGAAGAAGAAGCATCCAAGCTCCGAGAGCAGACGAAAAAGCGCCGTCTCGATATGATAAGAAACAAATCGATCATGACTCTCGACGCCCCCATACGAAAGTTCTGCATGAAAGTGGCCGAAGGTATGACGCCAAGCGACGCTGCTGTATTCTGCGGCTTCGAAGACCCAGGAAAGACAGCAAAACAGCTGATGATGAGACCAACAGTCAAAAAAGCCTTGAATGTAATGATCGAGAGGACCATGAAGATGTCAGAAATCACGCGGGACGACGTTCTCGATGGATTCAAGGACGCTATCGCTATCGCACGGACTCAATCAGAGCCCATGACGATGATTGCTGGCTGGCGTGAAGTGGGAAAAATGCTTGGGATGTACGAGGCCAAACTAAAAATCGAGATCACGGGTGGTGCGGGCGAGTTGGAACGGCAGCTGGCGAATATGTCAGACGCAGAATTGCTGCGGATGGTTCACGCCAGGAGTTCATTACTTCCTCCTATAGAGGGAGAAGTGGTTGAGGATGGAGAATTCACCGAGGAAGAACCTAAAGATGAGTGAACCAGACGATCCGTCCAAGAAACCGCGTACTCCACGTCCCCCCCGCGCCAAGAAGCCCGCTCCTAGGAAATCAGCCGGTGAGGTAGTCACTTCTGCGGAGATTGTTGAGGAACGGACTCACTCTGCTGACGTAACTCTGCGTTATGCAGACGGTGAGGAAGCGAGAGTTCCAAAAACCAGTCAGGAATACCAACTTCTGACTGCCGAGCGCATCCTCGCGGAGCGGATTCTTGCCCGTCGTCGTCTGCTGTCGTTCATTCAGTACTTCAACCCGAACTACGATGTCGGCTGGTGCCACGAACTGCTCGCCAGGAAGCTGGAAAAGTTCGTCGACGACTGTGCCAACAAGCGCAGTCCTCGTTTGATGGTCACGTTCCCGCCGCGACATGGGAAGAGTGAGCAGACCAGCCGGAAGTTGCCTGCGTTTATCTTCGGTCACTACCCATGGATGGAGATCATCCTCGCCTCGTACGGTATCTCGCTGGCAGAAGGATTCAGCAAGCACGTGATCCAGATTCTCAAGGATGAGCGGTACCAGCAGTTGTTCCCGAAGACTGCCCTGCACCCTGATGACCAAGCCATGAGTGGCTGGAGGACTACAGCCGGGGGTGGATTGAAGCCAGCTGGCGTGGGTGTGGGTGTGACCGGTATGGGTGCGCACTGTCTGATCATCGATGACCCGTTCAAGGACCGTCAGGACGCGGATTCGGACACTATCCGCGAGAAGACTTGGGACTGGTTCACCGACGTGGCTATGACTCGTCTCGCCCCTGGCGGTGGGATTCTGATCATTAACACCCGCTGGCACGACGATGACCTCTCTGGGCGCTTGCTCGCTATGGAGGCAGACCCGGAGTCGAGTGAGTACGTCGACAAGTGGGATCTGGTGAACTTTGCTGCTATCGCAGAGGACGACGAGTACCTGACGCTGGACGACCACCTGGTCAATGAGTATCAGGAGGGGGCTAAGATGATGCGGAAGGCCGGGGACGCACTGCACGCAGCGCGCTACCCGCTGGACCTGCTGCTCAGGATCAAGGCCATGATGCACCCCCGTAGCTGGAACGCTCTGTATCAGCAGAAGCCAGTGCCAGACGACGGTGAGTACTTCTGCCGAGACCAGATGATTGAGTACGACCCGGCGCACGGGAAGGCAGACGGGCAGGCGTACATCGCGTGTGACTTCGCTATCAGTGAGAAAGCGTCAGCGGACTGGACTGTACTGGCCGTGGGGCTACACATGCCCAACGACACAGTACATGTGGACGACATTATCCGGTTCCGTAGCGGGGACGCATTCAGGATCGTTGACACCCTGCTCACTGTATTCCAGCGCTATAAGGCCAATAACCCGGTCCTGGGAGTGGAAGATGGGCAGATCTGGAAGTCCATCAGCGCGCTGTTCTTTGCAGAAGCCCGTCGCCGTGGGATCTATCCTACGGTAGAATTACTGCGTCCCCTGACTGATAAACAAGCAAGAGCGCGGCCACTACAAGGGCGTATGCAGATGCACATGGTGACATTCCAGCGCGGCGCTGCGTGGTTGGATAAAACTACCGAAGAACTCTTGAGATTCCCTACTGGTATACATGATGATATCGTTGACGCACTTGCATGGATGATGCAGCTTGTGGTAACGAAGTCAGCACCCATGCCCCTTGCCCTACGCCGCCGCTCGAAAAGTCAATGGTTTAGCGGGAAGACAACACAAGAACGTATACTTGAGCATCTTCACGGTTCGAAGGCTAACGGCGACTTTATGTCCTCTTAGGAGACAAAAACATGGCGTACAAGGGCGGGAAGACTCAGAAAGCTGGGAAGTCCGATAAAAGTAAAGCAGTAGACAAGAAGGGGAAGTTCTCGGAACTCCAGATCGCCCGTACGATGTGGGACCGCTACGAGTACATGCGGGACTACGGCCATGAGAGCTACCTGCTGCTGAACGACCGCTGCGGGCAGTTCTGGTACGGGAACCAATGGGAAGAGGAAGTCGTAGCGAAGCTGCGAGCCCAGCGCCGGCCTCACCTGACCATGAACATGGTGCTCGGTACCACGGACTTGATCCTCGGTGAGCAGATTAACAACCGGAACGAGACCCGGTTCCGTCCCCGCTACGGTAAGGGGGCAGACAAGACTGCTGACGCTCTTAACAAGGTCTACAAGCACATCAGCCAAGGGAACAACCTCACCTGGGTACGCTCAGACGTATTCGAGGATGGCTTGATTACAGGGCGCGGCTACTATGAGGTACGCCTGGACTTCACTGACAACCTGCTCGGAGAGGTGCGTGTAAGCCGGCTAGACCCGAAGAACGTCATGATTGACCCAGACGCCACGGACTGTGACCCGAACACTTGGAACGACGTAGCTGTGACACGATGGGTCACACCAGACGACATCGAGTTGATGTACGGGAAGGCTAAGGCGGCGAAGCTACGCGGGATCGCTAAGTCGGCCCTGAGTGTAGGTGTGGACATCGCAGACGATCTCAGAGACCGGGTAGCCAGCGCGTATGAGATGCGCGGGAAGGTGCTGGATGATGATGTCGACCAGACAGCCTACGTCCGTGTGTTTGACCGGCAGTATCGGGTTATCACGATGCGCCGGTTCTTCGCGAACCTCCGCTACGGTGATCTGCGCCCAGTACCAGACGACTGGGACGACGCACGTATAGCAGAGTACCTGGCAGCGAACGAGGACGTGGCCGTGCTGGAGAAGATGGCTAAGCGCATACGCTGGACCATCACTTCCTGTAACGAGGTTCTGTTCGACGACTGGAGCCCCTACGAGAACTTCACTGTCGTCCCGTACTTCCCTCACTTCCGTAACGGTCGCAGCGTAGGTGTGGTGGAGCAGCTG